TTGATCCGCTAGATTACTCGGCGTGTAGAGCCCGACTGGCTCGTAAAGCCACCCCAAGACAAGGTCGGGCCGTCGCCGATGGATCGTCTGCAACGCCGACGATGCCAACGCCAACAACTTCGCATCCGAATGGCGATACGGCTCGACCTCGTCTTGGAGCAGCGCCCGGACGTAAACGAGCAGCTCGGCGAACGTCACGTCCGGCAGCCCCTATCAGGTACGTCCGGCGGAAGCACGACCCGAAGGAGCCGCCGGAGCCTCGGACGCATGAGCCGAGGAAGGTGCGGTCGAAGCTTCGGGCGCAGCCGCCGAAGTGGCCTTACCACGCATCTGACGGTCGAGATACGCCTGATAAGCGCGTCGCAGTTCGTCGTGATAGTTCGGCCCGCCGCGACAGAGGATCGTGCCATCGGCGTGGCAGATGGTCGACCCGGGCTGCTCGGCGAAGATCGGCACCCACATGGTCATCTCGTTGCTCGGCGAGAGCACGACCCGAAGCTCCTCCGGGGGGATGTTGATCACCGTATCGGCAGGACGGGGCATGACAAACCTCTCAACAGGTTGAGAACGACCCGATCAAGAGACCCCGGGCCTCATCGGCCCGGGGCCAAAGAACCGTCGGCTCTATGAAGATCACAGCTCACCGTAAGCGTAGGCCGCAGCCAACGCTTCGGGCTTGGTGACCTTGAACCCATAAACCTGCAACATGCGAGCCAAGATACCGAAGTCCGTCGGGTTCGGCAGATCTTCGACCTTCGTCAACTGACTGGCGAAAGAAATGCCGTCCCGATAACCGGCGAAGATGTAGTTGACGGTCTTACCGCTCTCGGTCGCCGTCGGCAGAAGGGTCGAGATGTAGAGGTTGGTCGCATCGACCGCCCCGATCAAACCCGTCCGCAGAGGCGAGCGCCGATCGCCGGTCAAGCTCGCGTCCTTCAAGTCGGACGGCTTCAGAAGCTGCGCCATCCACGGAGGAATGACGCACCACCGCCCCTCGCGCGGGACGTTGTACTCGTCGAGCACGAGGTTCAAGCGGAGGATCAGCCGCAAAGGATCGACCTCGTTCACAGCCGAGGGGTTGGTCTTGACGACCAACGGCGAACCCGCCGCCCCCAGCCTGACGTTGCCCGAGAGGATACCCGCGGTGTTACCTCTGTTCGCCGCCGCGATGCCCGAATAAATGCCGCCCAGCACGTCCCGGTCGATTTCGATCCTGAGCTCGTTCGAAGCCGCCGTGGTCAGCATCTCGAACAAATTGATGTCGCTCTGCGCCCGGTACACGTCGTTGATCGCCATGTGGACATACTTGCCGCGGTCGATCAGCAACGAAATCTTGGGCGCCGAGAACCGGTCCACCGCCAGGGCCTGGTCGATGGTGTAGTTGCGGACGGTGATATCCGGAACCTGACGAATGTGAACAGTATCGCCATAGTTACGGATTTCACCTTCGTAGTCGGTATTCGCAATCTCGCTCAGTACCGTCGCCGCGTAGTACTTCGCGATCATGCGAACCGACCACAGCTCCGGAATGAAAGTACCGGAGTAAGGTGGGTTCGGATGAGAGCCGGCCCACGGAGTGGACGCTAACGGAAACGCCATGGATTACCCCCAACTAGCCAGAGTTGCGCCGCACGAAGATTGCTCGGCCGTGCAACTCAGCGTCGGTAGCTACCCCCCACGATCGCTTCGTGCAGCACGCGGTATTCGTCCTCGGTTGCCTGCCCGCGGATAGCTCGACGGCGATAGCTTTCGAGCATCTCGGGCGTGACGACCGTTTGTCCGGTAGCAGGGCTAGCCGCGACGGATCCGCGTGGACGTGGAGGAGGAACTGCCGCCGTTGGAGCACGGGGCCGAACAGGCGGGGCCGCACCCGCCAAAGCATCGACGCCCGTCGGGGTCGACGCTTGCAGCGCGCCTGGCGACGTAACCGGCAACTCCGCAGTCTGGGTGCGCCGGTAGGTATCGAAAACGGTAACGATCCGGTCGGTCTGCCCGTTCTGGATCGCCCGCGTCAAAACCTCCCGACGAACAAGACCGCTGAACGGATCAGGTTCGTCCAACCAAGCCGCGAAGCGCGGGTCCTGCGCGACCTCGCGCCATCCAGGTATCCTGTTGTCCAACTGGACTTCCAGGGCCTGTTGCTGCGTATTCATAGCTACGTTCTGCAATTCGGTCAAGCGCCGCTGCATCTCCTCCATCATCTGCGCCTTCGCCAGCTCGACCGCCTCGGAGACGAAATTGACCGTCGTCTCGTCGAAGTCTTGTCCATACCTCGCCACGAGCTGGTCTCTGATCGCCTGCGTATTCGAATGACGTACTTGGCTCGACTGCGATGCCGGAGCCGGCTGCGACGACTGTACTTGTACTTGCATCATGGCAATTTGCCGCCGCAGCTCCGCCGTCTCCGCGTCGTACTTACCCCGGAGCGTCGAATACCGCGCCTCGGCGACGCGTAGCTGCTCTTTCATCGAGTCGAGCTCTCGCTTCATTTGCTCGATTTGCGCAGCCACCGGGTCGACCGACGCGGGCTCGTCCTGCGCCGATTGCGGCACTTCCGCCCCGGGGCCGGTGTCCGCGGCGTCGGCGTTCGACTGGACAGGCGGCTGGACGGGCGGCTGGGCGGAGGATGCTTGCTCCGACGCCTGCTCGGGAGCCTGCTCCGACGGCGGGTTTGCACCGATGAACAACCCTCGCTCCCGCAGTCGATTGACGGTCGAAGTACGCATGCTCGGCGGCAAACTCGCCAAGTCGTTCTCGACCAATCCGATCAAGTCGGTCAGTGTCGTCGGGCCGTCGGGCTGCGTAACTGCGGATGAAGTAGAAGACTGGGTATCAGTAGCGGATGTGCTCGACATGCTGCTCCTCGTCGGTTCGTACCATCAACTCGTCCACACCGGGGACCACATACGGTCCGAACCGGCTCATGCGCTTCGCTTCCCGCTCTCGCTCGACCCGCGCCCGCAGTCTGTCGACGTCGAGCGCTTCGATCAGCCGCAGCTGCCCTTGGATGGCCCCGCGCGCGTGCTCCGATGCGGAGCTGTCGAGCGCCGCGACGGCGTCTTCCACTGCCCACTGCCGGAGTAACGTCAACAACCGCGTCCAAGCGGGGTGGTTCCTCAACTGCTCGACGAGCCCGAGCACCGCTTCGGCGTCTTTCACGACACGTCTCCCGTGGTCGCGGGCTCCGGCCCCGGCGGAGCCGCAGGTCCGCCCCCGCCGAGCGCCGGCGGCGAACCGCTGGGTCCGATCGCCCCGGCATCCGCCATGACTTGCGCCCTCGCCAACTGTTCGATCGTCGGCACCAACAACTCTTCAGGCATGCCGACACTACGCGCCAAGCTCTGCAAGAGCCCGAGGCGGCCTTCCAACCCCATCAACTGCAAGTCGACCGGGTTGCTCGTCACCATCAAGAGCTGCAAGATTTTCTGTTCTTTCTCGTCATCCTTACCGAGCCTGGTGGCGCCCAACACGACTACCCGCGCGTCACCCGTCAGGTCCGACCGCTTTTGTCGGACCCACGTGAACACCCGTTCGATCGCCGGACGGAGGACGTTGACGTCGATGTTGATCGCCAACGTGCGCAACACCTGCCCGGCGCGTTCCATCATCATGGCGATGCCACTGGCCGTGCGGCCGAGCGTGCCGATTTTACCCGAACCGCCCATGTAACGCGGCAGCCCACTCACTTCGTCCGCCATATCCATGAGCTGCCGGTAGATGGTCAGCAGCTCCCCGGCATTGAGCGGCGGCTGGAAGAACGTCACCGGGGGCTGATTACCGACCACCGGATCGGTCGTGACCTGCCAAATTTTCCACGGCGACAGCCGCGGCGTGGGGTCCTGCCCAGCCAGCCGATCGACGTCCACCACCACCTGCGGCCCCGACGCCACCGCGACGTTCGACACCAACGCCCGGAGCACGGCATTGGCCGCGTCCTGCACGTCCGACAGCATCTCCGGCAGTCCCCGCCCGACCAGCGAACCCGGCTGCCAGTCCCAACTCGCTACGGTGTAAACCGGCGTCGCCAACGGGTCCGAAGTAATGTCCAAATAAATCAGCAAATCATTCACCACCCACGCCTGGACGAAATAAGTGACCCCCGGATCTATCGGCTCGGCGAACACGATGTCGCCGTACCGGGCGAGCTCGGCCCCCGACAGCCGTCCCGACCAGGCGAGCACGTCGATGAACCCCACCGGCCCCCGCCGGTCGGCCGTGTAGGGCGCGCGTCCCGGACCGGCGGAGCCGTGTGGCGCCGTCGGGTCGAGCTCGTACCCACTCGCTCCGTAACGTTCGATCACCACCCGGAGGTTGGTATCGTCGAACCCCGGCACCCCGACGAACGCTTCCAAGTCCGTAGCGAGGAACGGCATCCGCTCGATGAACACCGCATCGTGTACCGTGGACGACCCGGGCGTCCACCACACGAGCGCAGGATCGACCCGCTCCCAGGTGAGCTTTTGGACCCGCGTCGTGATCGGCTCTCCGTTCGGCCCCCAATCGGGCACGACGACGGATCGGATCACCGGCCCGCGCAGCACGGCATAAGGGTACGTCGTGAAGTCGTGCAAAAACTCCGTGAACGCTTCGTAAAATCGCCCTTCGACGAGCACGTCGTCCACCGCCGCCATCATCCGGCGGGCTTCCTTCCACGCCTTCTGCTGAAGGGATCGATCGGCGATCTGAGCGAGCTGCCTCGCCCGGTCCATGATCTCGTCGAGCCCGGGTGGAGGTGGGGCAGCTCCAGACGCCGCACCGGGTGCCACCGCCATCTGCCCGGCCATCACGCGGGCTTGTATCTCGTTCGCGAGCGCACGGCCGAGGGCCTGTGTCACCTCGGCACCGGGCCTGGCCTCGGGGAGGTCCGGCTCCGGCGTGGGCTCGATGCGCCACGGCCGCTCCGGACCGAGATAGAGCCCCGCGAGGAGCGAAGTCGCCAACAGGCACTTGGCCGGGGTGATCTGAGCGTAGACCGGCCGCGCTCCGACCCGCTGGATCGCCGCCAACTCGCTCTCGGTGTACCGGCCCTGCCGCCGCAGCCAGCAATCCTCCAACCGCCTGTCGACACCGGCTCCCCGCCGCGCCGCCCGATACGCCTCCCAGTCGGTCTTGACCCGCGCTGCGAACGCAGGCGCGACCAACGGCTCTCGCTGGGGATCCGTCAAGACGACACCCGAAGCACCATCGGGGCGGCGGAGCGGGGGTGCGTCGGATGTCGAAGCGTCGGTAGTGGGGGAGGCGTCGGTCGTGGGGTAACCGACGACCACGGGACCGCCGACCACGGGCTTACGAGGCGACGTGCCCGGTGCCGACGGGTCCTGTAACGAAGGGTCGTAGGGAGCCGCCATTTTGCTCACGATGGACAAGGGCGAACTACACGCTGTAAGTTACAAGCGTTTGCACGAACGAGCAAGTGCAGACGGAGACTTCGATGAGCCGTAAGTTGCCCGTACGCACACCAACCGGTGCCGACACGGCGCAAGCGATCGTAGACGCATTGGCCTTCGGCTTATCCATCGAAGCGGTCGCTGAATTGATGAGTACGACTGTCGACAGGATCATACAAATTGTCACCGACCGCAACGTCATTGCCCAAATCGAAGCCCGCCGAGAGCAACTGTTCAATCAGCTCGACACCAGCCGACGCTTGAAGCGTCGGGCTCTATGGGCCGTCGAGAGCTTAGTGCCGCGGTTGATGGAACTGGGGCACGACCCGTCCGTATCGCCCGCAGCCCGCGTAGCGGCTGTGGCCGAACTGGTCAAGATCAGCGGCCTGCGTGAGCGCGAAGGGGCGAACACCGCGGTCGAGCGGGTCGTGGTCAACATCCACACCGGGCACGACACCATCACGATCGAAGCCAACGAACCCGATGGCGCAGAGGACGACGAAGCTGATACGATCACCGCATCGACAACCGACGGAGCGAAAGGAGGTGATCACGATGGTCACGACGGCTGCGAAGTGCAAAGGCCACAAGAAGGGCCGGTAACCTCGA